CAACTGTAGCAATTCAGTATAACTTACTTCCTTTTCTACTTTGCCTTTGTGCTCTTTTTTTTTGCTAGTTTGCTCTCCATCTCAGCCTGTTTAATTAACCAGTCTGTGAAGTCCTTGATGGCTGTAGGATTATCATCTAACCAGTTTAAGAATTCATCAAATGTTATTTCCACACTCTGGTCACTAGCTATTACCACGCAGTAAAAATACATTACAGTCTCTGTAATTGTCTGAGGGTTGAATGATTTTCCCATTGCCTGTTCGTAGGCGATAACACTTCGAAAAGTTTTCTTAAGTGTAACGTTTTTTCCATTGATTGTTATATCCATAATTTTATAGTATTTTTCAAATAAATAGTTTTTAAAATTCGAAAATACAATAAAATAAGAAAAAAAGGTGACACCCATTTCTGGATATCACCTGTAATTGGATTTGGAAACACTTATTATTTTATTATGGTGTCTGTTTTGCAAGAGCACCGTGACCATTAAATGTCACTGAATATGTTGCAACAGAGCCATTATCAGCGTTGAGGTCGATACTAGATACAGTTACCTGTCCTGTATAACCATCATTTGCTGATGTCCATCCACCAGCTGGTACAACGTGACCATCTGAGTCTGGAGCTGTTTTATCTGCCCAGTTACCAACTGTAGAGAATGCAAGTGTAAGAACGGTCTTATTAAGCATTGCATCTACGAGCTTCTGGTAGTCACCGATAACGAATAAGTTATCAGACTGAGCTGTCCAGGTAATACGACCTGGGATTGTGCTATTGAATCCAGCACTGTCTTTGCAAGATACATCGATGTCATCGCTAGAGATATTTACACTGCAAGATGTTGCACAAGCAAGTGTAGCACCGCTAAGGAACAACTGTATCTGTTCACCCATTATATTAGCCATATATAAAACTAGTTTTATAAGTAATTATTTTGTATTAATTTTTGCTGAAAATTTCAGTTGCTGTATATATGCATCTTCCACATAATCTTCTGTCACCTCATCGAAAAGTATATTGTAAAAATATTCATCTCTTCTATTCTCCAGTATCTGTCTCACTCTCTCTGCTATATCGACAGTCTGTGAATAATTGGTAGCTGCTATAGCAACACTAATGGTAACTGTGTCAAACATCAGCAAATCTTTGGTATAGTTGGCTATTGCAGATTCCTTTGTGAAAAGTATAAAAGGATAACTAACAGTCTCTTCAGCAACAATCGGATATATCTTCTTTCCAACTAGTCCATTAAGGATTTCATCGTTAATCAGAAGATTATATATATGCTTGTTAACACTAATTGAAGTCTGTTTCATTTTTTCTTATTAAATTTTTCTTGTGCTTTCATTATTGCATCTTCAAGGTTTTTCTGCAATGACTGTTGTACCTCAGATTTTGTTGACTGTACAGCAGATGTAAAGAATGTGTGTGCAATAGAACCAGTAGAGTGTGCCTTACGTCCTTGTTTGCGACCTGTGTGAGAATTACCATCTGTATGACGTTCACCTTGGCTAGCTTCCATCATTTTAAGGATTGGATTCCAATTCTTATCAGTATCTTTTGTGATGATTTCTACTCTACCAGCTGAACCATCCTTCTTAAGTTTGATTACAACTCCCTTTGAAAATGGTGCTACGATATAAGGTGTGCCGTACTTGTTTTTAAATAAGACTTTTTCACTGGTATTAAGCTTGCCACCATTCTTAAAAGATATTTGCTTTAAGTTGCTTACAGCTTGTTTCTTAACAATTCCCAGGCTTTTCCTTACTCCACTTTTCAAGGCTGTCTTAAGCTTGCTACCCTTTACATTCTGTAGGAAATATCTGAAGCCGCCATCATCGAACTTTGTTGTAATAAACTCTACCATTAGTTATTGATTAATTCTGTTACAATTACCTTATCGTTGGTATGCTCGATTCTATTATCAATAGTGATTATCCTGTACCTCTTACCCTCGAACTCAATTATGTCAAATTCATTTACTGGGACATAACTCCTCACATCGAAGGATTTTCTGTACGGATAGAAGATTTCACCATTCATAATGTCTCTGCTACCGCTATCGTGCAGTACCCTAGCACGTGTCTTATACTTTAGCTTATACTCTTGCACCTGCTCACCAAATTCATTAATGGTGGTCTCTGGTGTATATATAGTTATTGGTCTAGTTAAAAGTCCTGCTCTCATCCTTGCTCATCATCATCAACATCATTATTTTCTGCATCGTTTTCTGGGTTAACCTTCTTGTTGTGTTGGAGTTTGCACCAGAGCCATCTATCTTTCTTAAGGTTTCTACCACGATAGTTTTTGTACAAGTCTATCAAATACTGATAGCTGTAAGGAACTTTTACCATATTTGTATATGCGACACTTTCACGATTTGCGTAGAAATTACCAATTAACAGCAACATCGCCTGTTTTAAAGGACTTGGTATATCACCATCTTCGTCTTCCAGGTCGGCTAATCTAGTATCAATATCTTTTTCTACTACTTTTTCTGCGACTTCGATAAGAGATGCGATATACATATCATCATCCAGAAAGTCTTTATCCACGTTTAAATGCTTTTTGCAATCTTCCAAATATATGTACATATTGATACTGTTTTAAAATAAAAGGGGATAAAGGCTATCCCCTTTGTTTATGTTATTTAGGCAATTTCACCAGCAGTGAATGCACTTGGTCTCAAAATCTTAGCATCGAAATATGCATTTACGACAAGGCGAATCTGACCAGAACGTGCAAGTGTATATGGGTCCACAGTCAAATCGATTGCGCCCCACTGACCAATAGCAAGGTTAGAGAAGTCTCCGTAGAGATATTTCTTACCATCAATTACTGAGGTGTTGAAAGCAGGTGTACCGTCAATCTCACCATTCTCCATTACAAGCTGTGTAGACTTTGTAGACTTTGGCATTACACGGAAAGCAGCCTTTGCCTTGTTACTCATAACATATACCTTTTCACCATATACGTTTGCATCCTCAAGCTCTGCTTCCTTATCACATACATCAGCGAAACCACTTACAGAAGTAGCTGAGATAGCGTGGAACATACCCTCTGGTTCAGTTGTTGAACCGCTACCAGCACCAAGGATAGTCTCCTCAAGCTTTGCATTGATAGCCTTTACCAAGTCCTCACGAATGAGAGCCTCTGCTGCCAAGCTATCCTGTGCAATAAACTGCTTTGAAAGGTCAACATATGCTGTCAAACGCTTTGGCTGCAAAACAACGTGTGAGAATGAAGGGTCTCCACTTGCTGCATCAGCAACCTCACCAGCCCAACCTACGTTAGTAGCTGACATAATAGGAACTTGTACATCACCAACAAGGTTTCCAAGATACTTAGCACCAGCACCAACAAGTACGTTCTTAGCTCTAAGTGGCTCAAGAATATTGGTGAACTCAGTCTCAATAACATCATCGTGCTCTGAAGCTACGGTAATTGTACGAGTCTCAAGTGGCAACTGAATCTGTCCACCGAATGAAAGACCACTCTTCCTCATTTCCTCAGCACCTGCATTAGCAACTGCCTTTGTTACTTCATCAAGAGAACGGTTATTAGCAACGTCTCTGATAGCCTTAACTAATCTGAATTCTTTGTTCATTTTTTTACTAATATTAGCAATATTATTATCTTTATTTTTCTCTTCTACCTTTGGCTCTTCATCTACTTCCTCTTCTTTTGGCTCTTCCTCTTTAACTGGTTCTTCCTCAGATTTGGTTTCGGTTTCTTCCTCTGGTTTTTCATCGACTTTATTAAGGTTGCGAATGTCTTCCTTGATAATGTCAATTTCTATCTTTTCATCTTCTGTTAAATCACGCACCTCTGCCTTTGCTGTATCGATAATTTCAAAAGCACGTGCCTTTAATTCATCTTTGTTCATATGTAAACATATTTTAATATAAATATCACATTCTTTCGAAAAAAATCTACAATTCCTCAATTTCTTTTCTCAAGGCATCAAGTTTTTCTTCAATTGCTGTGATTTCATCTAATTTTCTTTTTGAAACTGATGTTGCCTCATATGCTGGCTGAAATACTGGTGAAACGTCATAGAGTCTATCAATTTTCAAAATGTCTCTGTGTAATGTACCATCTTCACTTCTATACCATCTGTCACCACCTTCTTTTGGTAAAGAGAAAGCGAATGAACTTGTGGTAATCTCACCACGTGTCAGATAACTTAAGAGTTCGTCACCAAGTGGTGTCTGTGGTGCTTCAAATCTGTAGTGTAAACCATCTTCTTGAAGGTCAAGCTGAAGACTGCCATTACCATATCTACTTCTTGCTAGTACACCCCTTGATGCATCGTGGTTAAGATATGCGAATACATCACTTTTCTTGATAATATCTTCATTGATAGCAGTTGGAAGAATCCTTTCAATAAATCCCATATCTTCTGAGTTGGAATCGAATACAATAGCTGTACCTTCTACTAGTCTTGAAACTTCATCTGAACGCTTAATATAATTGCTAATATTTCTAATTTCTTTTTCCATTTTTGTATTGGATTTTATATTATATAATTATCTAGAACTTTTTTTATTTTAGAGATTTAATTAAATTAGTTTATCCTATTACTGGTCTAATAGGACTTCCAGCAATTCTTGTAAGTATAACAACTTCTTTAATAAAATTTTGTATTGGTACTACATAACGAACTGACAATTCACGAGAATTAAAACCATCATCAGGTGTGCTTGTTGAATAATAGCATCTTTCTCCAACATAATCTCCACTGCCATTATACAAATATCCAGAAGCAGGCAAAAATATATATTTAGTGCTATCAGAATTATTAGTGAATTTAGCACCAACTACTCCACTGCCATTAAAGTTAGTTTCCCAAGTGCAAGTTGTATTATCTATTAATTCTTGGCATTGTGCTGATGTTGGCATTTGCCACTGACCACCCCATAATTGTGTTGCTGTGTCTGCACTTGATGCTAGTGGGTCTTCAGTTCCAAAATATTCACTTTGTCCACTTGTTACTGTATAATCATCAGCACCTTTACCATACATATAATATTCACCATAATCAGTTTCACTTGATGCACCAATATTCTTTGTTGCCCATAATGTGCCACTTGGTAAACCTAGGTCAACATATTCGTGTGGTGGTTCTTCAGGATATAACTTAGTAGTTCCAAGATAGATGCTGCAATCAGCAGCACCCACCTTGAAGCTATCTATTGTTAAATCACCAATTTTTATTGCATTACTCATATTTTAACCAACTATTACATATAATGTGTTATTATCTTTGGTTGCCAAAGCATCATATTCTGCTTGTGTTAACTGTACAAGGCTTAAACCACCAAGTTTATCATTTACAGCCTTTGCTGATGGAACTTGAGCATCCGTTGAACTACTTGTTACTGAAGTGGTAATTGCAGATGTATCAACTTTTCCACCAAGAGCTGTGGTATTTGCTGCTATAGCTGTTGTATTTGCAACTACTTGGTCTCTAAGAGTTGTAACTGAACCACCAGTTATTGTAACAGCTTTTATTGGAAATTGCACCCAGAAACTGATAAGATGTGTGACATTGGTTACAGTTGGATATGAAATTATTACAGTAGAGCCACTTATTTCATATGTTGCATTAATGATACTAATGGTTACTGATATTTCACCATCATTAACGGAAATACCAAAACCACCTATTTTTTCATCGCCATTGTAAAAGAAATAAGAAGAAGAAGTAGTAGTAGTTTCACTAGTATCGACTTCAACTTTGATTTTTGTGCAGCCTTCTGGGTAATTGGTTGTGTTACTACCATCCCATTCAAGTACAGTTTCTGTTTCAACTCCACCATCAACAATTCTTAATTCATTATATAATGCTTTGTTCTGAACAGGATTTGATGATGTCACACTCAATGCTGAATCAACTATAGTTGGTGTGTATGCTGTTGCATCTAATTTAGTATCAACAGCACCGCTGATTGTATTTAATTTAGTATCAATAACACCACTTAGCACATTGATTTCGCTCTTGTTATAAACTTCATCTTTTCTGTAAGTGTTTTCATTAATCCACAAATGGTTTTCTCCACTAGCTGTAGCAGTAGAAGTGGTTGTGAATGCACTTGTTACAGTCACCCCATCAATATCGCTTGCAAGCTCTGAATATGAAGCTGTAACAGCAGTATTACCTTCAGCTACCACATAGGTCAGTTTAGGGTCACTGCTAGTCCAACTAATTTCAACTGGCCACCAACTGATTACAGCACAAGTAAGTTTTGCAACTTCTGAACCACCACTAGTGAATACATAATCGCCTGGTGGAAGAGCAGCACCATCATTTCTTTCAAATGTAACACTATTACATCCACTTGGATAGTTAGTTGCAGCATATGTATTGTCAAATTCAAGGGTTTCATTGATTGAAACGTCATATGTTACTGCTGACCAAATTGCTTTGCTTTCAACAGCATTTGTTGAACCACTTGTGATTGCACTTTCTACAGTACCTCCACCACTTCCAAGTTGGTCTTGAAGCTTAACATCACTTCCATCTTTGGTGATGTATATATCACCATTCTGCCTAATCTCAAATGCATTATGTCTTGCTGAAGATGTACCATTGCCTACTGAGAATAAGGTATTACCGCTATCACCCCAAGTTGTATTGGCTTTATTTGAAACATTATATCTGCCTTGAGAATGTTCACACTGATTTGTTGCATTTACATTTTCACCTTCAGAGTGAGAATAGTTGGCCATTGCAGATGTGCTTATACCTTCAGCGTGAGAAGAATTACCACTAGCTGTTGTACTACTACCTTCAGCGTGTGAATACTTTCCACTAGCTGTTGTACCACTTCCTTCAGAATGTGAATATTGTCCACTAGCTAATGTACCACTTCCTTCAGAATGTGCTCCAACAGTTGTTGCTGATGTACTTCTACCTTCAGCGTGTGAAGAACTTCCACTAGCTAATGTTCCTTGTCCTTCAGAATGTGAATATTCTCCACTAGCTGATGTTTGATAACCTTCAGAATGAGAAGCATCAGAAGTAGCACTTGTTCTTGAACCTTCTGCGTGAGAAGAATTACCACTAGCTGTTGTACTACTACCTTCAGCGTGTGAAGAACTTCCACTAGCTAATGTTCTACTACCTTCAGAATGAGCATACTGGGTTGTTGCAGATGTACTTCTACCTTCAGCAACTGAATTTCTTTCACTAGATATGTTTCTTTCGTCTCCTATTATAATACTATTTTCACCAGTACCAGCATAGATTGGAAGATTAAATGATACCGTATCAGCAGTTTCACCAGTGGTAATAGCAATGCCTCTACCAGCTTCAATGGCTTTTCCACCACCTTCAGAACTAATCACATTCCCAGAGATTGTGATGTTCTCACCTGCAACGAGTTGGTTTTGTTTCTGAGCTAATGCTGTTTCAACTGTTCCACTGTATGTGTTGAAATCAGTTACATCAAGCTTATCATCTACCTTGTTCCACTTTGTTTTATCACTAGTTGTAACGTGTACAGTTGTATCAGCAGTATGTGCTGTTACAACGCCATTTAAGGCATCTAAATCGCTCTGTGAAGCTTTTGAATTGATTAAGGTATCAACTGTTCCACTGTATGTGTTAAAGTCGCTTATAGCTAATTTCTGAGCTAAAGCTGTTGCAATCTCTGTTGCACCAGAAGTCTCTGACTTTGTATAATAGTTGTTTGGGTTGAATATATCAGTTAATGGTATCTGAATGTCTTGTTTTCCACTAGCTGTGTTAAAATCAATCACAAGATATCCATTCTCAATATATACGTTATCAAT